AAATACACATAGAGGTGCTGAGGCAGAACCTTATAAATTAAATGAAGAAGAAATAGAATTAGTATTAAAAGCTGCTAGAATATCCAGAGCATATATGTGTGGTGTGGACCACATTGTATATAAAGGTAAACCATACATATTAGAAATAAATGGTAGTCCAGGTTCAGGTGCCGATTACGAAGGTTATCAATACAAAGATTATTATTCAGAACCAGAACCATCAGGTAGAATAGATGGTGAAACTATGATGTCTTATGTTGTTGATTGGGTCTCAGATAGGGCACATTGGGATAGACAATCACTTGTTGAATGTGGTTGGTTAGAAACTATGGAAATAGATGAGATAGGTAAAGTTAGAGTTAAGTTTGATACAGGTAATGGTTCGGCTGCTTGTGCTTTACACGCTGATGAAATTATTGAGTCTAAAGGCAAAGTTGTAAAATGGAAGTATGATGGTAAAATATATACCAAACCTAAACACGGTACAAGTGAAGTCTTTAGATCAAATGCAACAAATGAACCGTCAGAAACTAGACCAACAATATTAATGGATATTACATTTAATGGTTTTACATATCCTAATATAGAAGTAGGATTAGATAGTAGACCTAGATCAGGTTCAGATTTGTTAGTTAATAGAGATTTAATGCGACAGATGAATGTTGCTGTAAATCCTAATAGAACTTTTGTCCTAAGTAAGAGGTTGAGACCAATTGAAAAGAAGGGAAAACCAGATAAAGTTGGTTTTGAACCAGATAAAGAAGACAATAACGAGAAATAGCTTGACAAAAGCAAAGATTTGTGATATAACTATATAATAAGGAGAAATATTATGGCAAGTGAAATTAAAGTATTAAGAATAACTACTGGTGAAGATGTAATCGCTAAAGTAGATCAATCAAGTGGCGAAAACGTAGAGTTAGATAAACCTTTCGTCATTATTCCACAACAACTAGGACCAGGCAAACCAATACAATTGATGATGTCGTTGTACAATGCGTTTGGTAAATCAGAAAAGGTTACGTTAAATAAAGACAAAATTGTTTTTATAACTGATCCTAAAGATGAGATATTAAAATCTTACGAAGCAAATACAAGTAAGATATTAACACCTAAAACAAGTTTAATAACAGAAACAAATATACCTACATTAAAAAAGTGATAACGGTAAACTTTATACGGACAAATAATGATAAAGTCTGTGTTGAAGTAGAAGAAGGTACCACTTTAATGCAGGCTGCTAGACAAGCAGATATAAAAGAAATACCTGCTGATTGTGGTGGCAATTGTGCTTGTGCTACTTGTCATATTCATTTAACAAATGCTTGGGCACATTTATTACCTATTAAACAAAATGGTTTAGAACAATCATTATTAGAATATGAAAAAGGTTATATTGAAGGTGTGAGTAGATTAAGTTGTCAAATACAATTGACAAAAGAATTAGATAATTTAACGGTGAGATTAAGAGATAATGAACTTTTATAAAAGTGTAATAGAACATCACGGCAAACTTCTTGTTAGAGGTATACACGATGGACAAGAGTTTAAAGAGAAGATTGATTATAGTCCTACTCTTTATGCTATCTCACAAGAAGATACAGAATTTAAAACACTATCAGGTCAATCATTAAAACCTATACAATTCGGCAGTATTAAAAAGGCAAGAGATTTTAAACGAAGTTATAATACAGAAAATGCACCTATCTTTGGTATGGATCGTTATCAATATCAATATATTGCTGACAATTATTCTGAAGATATACAATGGTCAAAAGATCATATAAAAATATTCACACTTGATATAGAGTGTACTGCTGAAAACGGTTTTCCAGATGTACAAAATCCTATTGAAGAACTATTAGCAATTACGGTTAAGAATCAATCTAACAAACAGATTATAACTTGGGGTACAGGCGACTTTAAAACTGATAGAACAGATGTACATTATATAAAATGTAGAAACGAAAAGTCCTTGATTATGGAGTTTATGAAATTTTGGATGAAGAACTATCCAGATGTAATCACAGGTTGGAATACAAAATTTTTTGACTTACCTTACCTATGTAATAGAATTAAATTACTTACAGATGAAAAAGTTGTAAGAAGATTATCGCCTTGGAATTTAGTAGGCACCGAAGAAATAACCGTAAGAGGTAGATCGCAATTGTATTATGATTTATATGGTATTGCAATGCTAGATTACCTAGACTTATATAAAAAGTTTATACCTGTTAGACAAGAAAGTTATAAGTTAGATCATATAGGTAAAGTAGAATTAGGTTTAGCAAAAGACCCTAACCCTTACGATACATTTAGAGAATGGTATACTAAAGACTTTCAATCATTTGTAGATTATAATATAAAAGACGTAGAGATTGTTGACCAATTAGAAGATAAACTAAAACTAATTGAGTTAATTTTAAATATGTCTTATGAGGCAAAGATTAATTACCAAGATGTATTTTCACAAGTAAGATTTTGGGATACACTAATATATAACTTCTTACGTAAAGACAATATTGTCATACCACCTAAAGAAGATAATATAAAAGACGAAAAGTATCCTGGTGCATATGTAAAAGATCCACTAGTAGGTATGCACAACTGGATTGTTTCCTTTGACATCAACTCACTATATCCGCATTTGATTATGCAGTATAATATTTCTCCAGAAAAAATTATCGGTATGAAATCAAATGGTATTACGGTGAATAAGATGTTAAATGAATCAACGCCTCTAACATATCTTAAAACAGAAGGTGCAACGATAACACCTAACGGTGCATTATTCAAAACTGATAGTGAAGGTTTCCTACCTAAACTATTAGGTAAAATGTATAATGATCGTGTCTTCTATAAAAAGAAAATGTTAGAGGCGAAAAAAGAATACAACAAAACAAAAGATCCTAAATTACAAAATGAAATATCTCGTTGTCATAATATACAATGGGCAAAGAAGATTGCATTAAATAGTGCTTACGGTGCCATCGGTAATCAATACTTTAGATACTATGATGTAAGACAGGCAATGGCGATTACACTTGCAGGTCAATTTGTTATTCGTTTCATAGAAAAAAATGTAAATGAATATATGAATAAGATATTAAAGACACACGATAAAATAGATTACATTGTGGCATCCGATACAGATTCAATTTATCTTACTATGGATAAACTAGTTGAACAAGTGTGTAAAGATAAAACAAAAGAACAAACATTAAAGTTTCTAAACAAAGTTGTTGAAAGTAGAATAGAACCTTTCCTAGATAAGTGTTTCAAACAATTAGCAGAATATACTAACGCATTTGAAAACAAAATGGTTATGAAACGAGAAGTTATTGCTGACAAAGGTATATGGACTGCTAAAAAAAGATATATGTTAAATGTATTAGATGAAGAAGGTATTACATTTGACGAACCTAAACTAAAGATTATGGGTATTGAGGCAGTTAAATCATCAACACCAGAAATATGTAGAACTAAAATTAAAGAGGCAATTAAAATAATAATGTCTAAACAAGAAAGTGATTTACATAAGTTTATAAAAGAAACTAAAGAACAATTTTTTGAACTACCTGCTGAGGCAGTATCGTTTCCTAGAAGTTGTAATAATATGAAAAAATATCATAGTAGTTCCAGTGTGTTTATTAAAGGCACACCTATTCACGTTAAAGGTGCATTGATATATAATCAACAAATAAAAGAGTTTGGATTAGAAAAGAAATATCCTTTAATACAAGAAGGTGATAAGATTAAGTTTGTTAAATTACTAGAGGCAAATCCATTTAAGTTTGATGTAATTAGTTATGTAACTGAATTACCTAAAGAGTTTAAACTAAAAGAATATGTTGATTACGAATTACAATTTGAAAAAACATTGCTTGATCCTATTACATTTATTTTACAACCTATTGGGTGGACAACTGAACCAAAAGCAAGTTTAGAGGCATTTTTCGGATGATACCATCACTAATACTTTTATACCTTACGGTTTTTATATTCTTTAATTGGGGTCAAAGAATTGCAACAACGCCTATTGATACTAAAATGTTTTTTATAATAATACTAATAATATGGATACTAATAAAATTATTCACGCAGACAGCTTAGAACACTTAAAAACTTTAGATGATAATGTTTTTGATTCGTGTGTAACTGATCCACCATATCATTTACAATCTATAGCAAAAAGATTTACTAATTCAACACAAGCGAAGTTTGGTAAAGACGGATCATTTCAAAGACTATCAAAAGGTTTTGTAGGTAAAGAATGGGACGGTGGTGATATTGCATTTACAAAAGAATTTTGGCAACAAGTATATAGAACTTTAAAACCAGGTGCAGTATTACTAGCATTTTCAGCAACTAGAAACTATCATAGAATGGCAGTTGCAATTGAAGACGCAGGTTTTGAAATCTTTGATATGATAAACTGGATATATGGTAGTGGTTTTCCTAAAAGAAAAAACTTATTAAAACCAGCACACGAACCTATTGTTATGGCAAGAAAAGGTGTGAATAAAGATTTAAATTTAGATGAGTGTAGAGTAGGCGATGAAGAAATAGATACATCAAAGAATAGAAGAAACACACAAGAAGAACAAATATTTAAAGGTGGTTGGAAAGGTAAAGATGGTGGTGAGATAGTAAAAGGCAGATGGCCTGCTAATGTTATACACGATGGAGAAGTATCTAGTTATTTTTATTGTGCTAAGGCAAGTAAAAAAGAAAAAGAAGATACTAAACATCCTACCGTAAAACCTTTAGACTTAATGAAATACCTAGTAAGATTAGTTACACCTAAGGATGGATTAGTCCTAGACCCATTTGCTGGCACAGGAACTACGGGTGAGGCTGCATTATTAGAAGGTCGTAAATATTACTTAATAGAAAAAACTGAAGAATATTTAAAAGACATAGATAGGAGAGTTAATAAAACAATACTATGCTAGAATTGACATTAGCGATATTTTAT